GGTATCCATGAGCCCGTTTTATACTTAGTTACTGGGCAATTTTCAAGCCCTTCACTTCGTGAATAGATGGAAAGCATTATGGATTTTGATATAAATTTTGACATAGACCTTGACGTTCCTGAATCAGCCCATACGTTTTTTCATAAGGAAAAGTTCTCAAAAGCTTTCATCAAAAAACTGAGGATTGAAGACCTAAAAAAGCAAATGCCTGGGTTGCCAAAACGGAATGAAGTCTTACATATTCTCACAGAAGGTGAATTCAATTCTATCACAATTATCTGTATGATTTTAGAAAGCATTTCAGGTAAGGTCAATTTTGCCGCTTCCATGCTCGGCATGAATCAGCAATCATTTCTGAAATTGATGGAATATTATGATAACGAGAAAATAAGTTCTATTGATTTAATATGCGATAAAGATATTATGAATATCCGGCACGATGGCGTCCAGGAAATGATAGAAGCCAAAGCAAAGACAATCAATCTAAGATTTGCCAGTGTAAGAAATCACACCAAAATTACACTTATCGAAAATGGCATTGAATATTATGTGATAATATCATCAGCGAATTATTTAACTAATATTCAATACGAGCAATATGCTATTTTCAATTCAAAAAGCCTACACGAATTTTATAAATCGTGGTTTGAAAAACATCTAAATGGGAAATGAAGTTCCACTTGAGAAAGTAGCACAACAGATATTTGGCATAACACCCCGCAGATATCGACAGATGGCGGCGGATGAGATTGTTCCCCCTGTAAAAAAGGGATTAATAGATTTCCCCGTTGCCGTGAAGCAATATGTTATCTATCTAAAAAAGCTTGCTGAAGGGCATGGTTCGTTATCTCTTACAGATGAGCGGGTGCGCTTGACACGTCTGAACGCAGACCTGAAAGAACAGCAGTTGCGCCGTGAAAAGGGATTGCTGTTAGATGTTTCAACAGCCATGAAATTGTGGGGGATTATCATACAGAAAATCAGGACTAAATTATTAGCGTTCGGGGTGAAACTGCCATCACTCCTAATCGGATTAAAATCCCAGTCTAAAATAAAAACAAAGATAGACGACATTGTTAGGGAGGTGTTAAACGAGCTTACAAGTCCAGACCTTAAAGAAATTGCCAGAATGGCAAGCAATAGCGGAGATACTGACAACACTACGGCCCCCCCCGCAATACAGCATCAGCGAATGGGCGGAAGAAAGAAGACAACTAAGTCCAGAGGCCACGGCAAGCCACGGGAAATGGTATAACGATGTTACGCCGTATCTGGTCGAAATCATGGACGCCATGTCTGACCCCGAAATTGAAGAGGTCATTTTTATGGCTCCGGCGCAAATTGGGAAAACTGAAGCCATCCTCAATGCAATCGGATATTATATTGATCAAGACCCATCTCCGATTTTGGCAGTTATAGCAACGCTTGACCTTGCAAAAGCGTTTTCAAAGGATAGATTATCTCCAATGTTCAGGGATACTCCGGCATTGCAAAATAAAGTCACGGATTCAAAAACCCGTGATGGCGATAATACTATTTTGCATAAGGTTTTTTCGGGTGGACATGTAACCCTGACAGGTGCAAATTCCCCAGCTTCTTTATCTTCAAGACCAATCAGAATAGTATCGCTGGATGAAGTCGACAAATATCCACCAGGAGCAGTCGAGCTTGCCAAAAAGAGGGCTACAACATTTTGGAATAGGAAATTCTTTCTAACATCAACCCCGCTGGAGAAAAGCACATCCACTATTGAGAGGGCATATCTTGCATCGGATAGGCGGAAGTATCATGTACCCTGTTATTTCTGTGAAACACCGTTAATTTTGAAATGGTCAATGGTTAAATGGGAAAAGGAGCACAGTAAACCCATTTTTGAATCGGCACATCTTGAATGCCCTAAATGCAAAGAAAAAACATATGATGCCGAACGAATCGAAATGGTCAGAAATGGCAAATGGATTGCCGAAAGAGAAACGAAAAAGAAAGCGGGATTTTGGCTGAATCAATTATATTCGGCATGGGTTCCATTATCATCCACAGTCGAAGAATTCTATGAGAAAAAAGATTCCCCTGAAACTTTCCAAACATTTATAAATGAAGTTTTGGCTGAAACATGGGAAGAGGGCACTAATGAGATTGATGATACGGCATTGTCTTCACGCTGTGAGGATTTCGGAAATACAATACCTGCTAATGTTTTAGTTCTTACTCTTGCAGTTGATATACAGGTTGATAGGTTTGAAATGGAGCTGGTAGGATGGGGGGTTAACGAGGAGAGCTATGGGATTGAGTATAAAATATTATATGGCAATCCCTCTCAACAGCAAATTTGGCAGGACTTGGAAGAGTATATCACACAGACATTTCAATACATTAATGGATTTCAGATGATAATTTCAGCAGTGGCTATTGATTCAGGATATAAAACTGATGAAGTTTATGCGTTTGCGCTTCAGAAACAATCCAGAATAGTTCACGGCCAAAAACAAAGAATAATAGTAATCAAAGGCTCAAAGGATGCAACCGCCCCGATTATCCCCGCCAGAGCCTCACGTGTAGGGCCACAGAAGAGAATACCACTTTGGAACATCGGAGTTAATCAGGCAAAAGATTTACTTAATAACAGGCTACAATTACAAAAAACCGGATCAGGATATATGCATTTTTCATTAAATTATGATGACCAATATTTTAAACAGTTTACAAATGAGTATGTTAAAATGGATAAGGGTATTCGCCGCTGGATTCCTCGGCGTGAAGGGCTGAAAGTTGAAGCGATTGACATTAAGAATTATGGGCTTGCAGCGTTGAGGATTGGGATTTTCAAAACAATGAAACCTAATTGGGATAAAATTCTGAAACAACATCAACAAAGAATTGAAAAAGTACAAAGGGAAAAAGAAGAAATAGATATCCCCGTAATAGAAAAAGACAGGCCCGTTATTAAAAGAAAATTTAAGGGTGGGAAAAGGAGAGGGTTTGTCTCAAGTTGGTAAATTGGAAATCAAACCGCATTTGTTGACACTTAGGCAAGTAGCTATTATGATTTCGTGTCATATCCGAACTGTAAGGAGGTATGTGGAGGAAGGGAAATTAATAGGCCATAATCCAAATAGTGATAAAAAAGGACTCAGGATAACAAGTGCCTCGGTAGAGGAATATCTACAAAAATATACATTAAACAAATTAAATGATTTAAATTTACAAGAAAAAACATTAAAAGATAATAAAAAAACTGTTTTTAGTTTAAAAAGAAAAGGATTTGTTAAGAATTTTTAGTGACAATGCTACCCTATGCTACCCTATGATACGTTGTTATTCTGATTTAATCATGATAATCTTAGGGTATGTTAGATGCAGATGCCCCGTTAACTGAGCCCACAGAAATTAGGGCAGGCGATACTATCAAGTGGCGCCGGTCTGATTTAACCGGCGATTATCCTGCTTCGGATGGATGGGCACTCGAATATTATTTTGTCAATTCGGCAGGTCAAATCACAATAACCGCTGCAACATATTCAACAGATGAATTTCTTGTAACGCTTACCGCCGCAATAACCGCCGCATATACAACAGGTATTTACAAATGGATTTCCAAGGCCGTCAAGGGCACAGAAAAATATACCGACAGACAGGGGACTATAGAAATATTGGCAGACCTTGAGGCCGCTACAACAGGGCTTGAGACAAGGTCTGATACAAAGATTGCGCTTGATAATGTTGAAACAATTATCAAGGCCGTCAAAAAGCACTCCTCATATTCGCTTAGTGGAAGGACGTATGTTCTTAAGGATATTCCAGATTTATTAGAATTAAGAAAAAAATTAACCGCTGAATATAAAGCAGAACTCGATAAAGAAAATCGAGACCGTGGAATTAAAACAGGGAATAAAATAAAATATAAGTTCACTTAAAAAAATGTTTAAATGGTTATCAAATAAATTTAGAGGTAAAACTAAAATTCGCAACTCTTATCAAGCTGCGAAGAATGACAGATTTACGTCTGACTGGTCAACCAACAATTTTACATCTGATGAGGTTTTACGCTCCGCTCTTGTCACAGTAAGGCAGCGAAGTCGTGACCTTGCTATCAACAATGATTATGCCCGCAGCTTTTTTAGAAAATTGAAGGTCAATACAGTCGGGCCAAATGGCATAAAATTACAGTCCAAAGTTCGTAAGAAAAACGGCAAACTTGATAATAGGGCAAATAAAATAATTGAAACCGCATGGGCGCAGTGGATTAAAAAACGGAATTGCTCGGTATGTGCAACCATGTCGATTAAGGATATTCTCAATACGGCAATAGAAACAATCGCTCGTGATGGAGAAATCATAATTAGAAAAATCAAAGGGTATGATAATAGTTTTAGGTTTGCGCTCCAGATTCTGGAGGCTGACCACCTTGATGAGAAATTATACCGTGATGTTCCGAATGGCAATAAAATCAGACTTGGGATAGAAAAAAATTCATGGGGTAAACCTGTATATTATCATTTATTTCAGGCGCATCCTGGGGATAGAACATCCCTAACTGGTTATCGTTATGTTTCAGTGCCAGCGGCTGAGATTATACATCCATTCATTAAGGAGCGCCCTTCTCAATCCAGAGGTGTACCGTGGATACATACCGCAGTTATTAAATTGCGCATGATAGGAGCGTTTGAAGAGGCCGCTGTAATCAATGCTCGTGTTGGTGCTTCAAAAATGGGATTTTTTATCCCGAACGAACTATACACTGGGGATGCTAAAGACTCAGATGAAAATATTATTTCAGAAGTTGAACCGGCAGTTTTAGAACAACTCCCTGAAGGTCTTGACTTCAAAGAATTCAATCCGAAATATCCAGATGGTGATTTTGCGCCGTTTAATAAAGCCATGCTTCGGGGGGTATCATCAGGAATAGGATGTTCATATAATTTACTAACCAATGATTTAGAGGGGGTCAATTTTTCTTCTCTCAGGTCAGGAGCTTTAGAAGATAGAGACGCCTGGAAAGTTTTACAACAGTTTACAATTGAAAATATTCTTGATGAAGTATACCCTGAATGGCTGGAGATGGCAATAATAACTAATCAAGTGCCGTTGAACTATGCAGACCTACAACGCCTGACCGCTGCGAAATTTCAGGCTCGGACGTGGGACTGGGTTGATCCGCTTAAGGATATGAAGGCCATAGAGTTGGAGCTCAATGCAAATATAACATCTCCGCAGCGTGTATGCGCTAAACGTGGAGAGGATTTTGAGGAAGTACTTGAAGAAATTGCAGAAGCAAAAGAAATGATGAAAGAAAAAGGAATTATAACAGAAAATAAACCAGTATCTGATAATCAAGAAAAAGAGAAGGATAATCTAAAAGATGAAATATTAGATTCTGTCCTTGAAGAACTTGAAATTGATAATAAAGGGAATGGGAGGCATTAAATATGGAAAAGTATTGGCAATTTCTAAACAAAAAAAATGACTCAGTTGAAATTCTCCTGTATGGCGAAATAGGGGAAAGTATGTGGTCTAACGGCATAGGCGCAAAGCAATTTGCCGAGGATTTGCAAGCCCTCGGAAAGGGCATTAAAAATATTGTTCTCAGGATTAATTCCCCTGGTGGGTCTGTTTTTGAAGGACTTGCCATATATAATCTCCTGAAAAATCATCAGGCTAATATTGAGGTTCATGTTGATGGCATTGCCGCTTCAATAGCGTCGGTTATTGCGATGGCAGGCGATAAAATTATTATGCCTGAAAATGCGATTATTATGATACATGACCCAATGGGATTAGTACAGGGGACATCAGATGATATGCAAAAAATGGTAGAAGCTCTTGGTAAAATTAAGCTTGGTATTATTTCAGCATATCGAGATAAGACTGGATTAGAAGATAAGGAAATCAGCAAACTCATGAACCATGAAACATGGTTTACTGCTTCTGAAGCAGTGGAACAAGGCTTTGCTGATGAAGTCCAGGAAGCTATGAAAATAGCAGCTTCTTTTGATTTATCAAAATTTCAAAACATTCCTAAAAAAGTTCTTAATCAATACGATAGGATAATCAATGAAGACAATAATATTATTCTATTATCTGATGAACTCAAACAAGCCCTCGGAGACATTAAGTCTGCGATTATAAATAATCCAACAAAAAAGGAGGACACTAAAATGATGTGTTCAAAATGTAGCAAAGAACATGCAAATCTGGTTAATGGTATTTGCCCGGATTGCATACAGGCGCAAACAAATATTGATGTAGCTATCAATGATACAAGACAAGCAGAACAAACAAGAGTAGCTGATATACTTGCCATGGGTGATTCCCACAAATGTCTTGATGTAGCCAGACAGCATATCAAGGACGGGAAATCCGTAGAGGAATTCAAAACTGAAATACTCACAAAGGTATACAATGCAAAACCGGCCACCCCCATTTCTCCGGAACTGGGCATGTCGGGAAGTGAAGTGGAACAATTTTCAATTGTCAAGGCGATCAGGCAGATTTCAGAATTCAAACCCCTCGATGGGATTGAAAAAGAGGCTTCCGATGCAACTGCAAAAATTGCAAGAAGAGAGCCTAAAGGATTTTTCATCCCTCATGATGTTATGAGGCAGCAGCTAAATCTTGCAAGGGCAATGCAGATTAAAAATGCCTTATCGGCTGGAGACTCAACCGCTGGAGGCTATCTGATTGGTACTGATGTGCTGGTATCGGATATGATTGAGTTGCTTAGAAATAAAACTCTCGTTGCGCAGCTTGGGGCAAGGGTATTGTCAGGACTTGTTGGTAATATCGCTATCCCGAGGATAACTGGTGGAGCAACCGCATATTGGCTGCCAGAAACTGGAACTGTAACGGCATCAACTCAGTCATTCGGGCAGCTTGGTTTAGTTCCCCGGAGACTTGTAGCAGACACTGCATACTCAAAAGAGCTAATGATGCAGACATCGTTGGATATTGAATCGTTTGTAAGAGAAGACCTTATGAGAGTGCTCGGCCTTGCAAAAGATTTAGCGGCTATCAATGGCGCTGGGTCGGACGGCGAACCTCTTGGAATCATGAACGTAACAGGAATAGGTTCTGTAACGTTTGGAGCAGCCCCTACATGGGCAAAAGTCGTTGAGTTTGAGACTGACGTAGCCAATGCAAATGCAGACCTCGGGCCAATGGCATATCTCACAACCCCGAATGTTAGAGGTTCATGGAAAACTACCCCAAAAGTAACTGCACAGCCTGTATATCTATGGCAAGATGGGGCAACGCCTGGATCAGGAGTTGTAAACGGTTATCGTGCAGAGGCAACAAAGCAGGTACCATCTGATAAAGTTATTTTCGGAAACTGGAATGACCTGATACTTGCAGACTGGGCAGGTGTTGACGTTGTGGTTGACCCGTACTCCCTGAAGAAATCAGGCCAGATTGAAATTACAATCACAATACACAGTGACTCAGGCGTCAGACATGCAGCGTCATTCAGCGTGTCGAGCGATGCAGGAAATCAGTAGTAAAGAATCGGGGCTGATTAATTTCAGCCCCTTAATTTAGGGGGAGGGCGATGAAAGTTAGGATAATTTCGGACACATTCATAAATGGGAAAACGATTTCAGCAAGCTCTAAAACTATAATCCTCGATGATAAGACAGCAAAAGAATTGATTATCAATTCCAAGGCTGTTGAACTTCATGAAGTGGAGGCCGAAGAAGATGACAGCAAAGAGCTTAATAAACCGGCAGAATTCAAAGAAATCCCATTAAAAAGAAAATACAATAAAAAAGGAGGAAAGTAAATGATAACAATAGACTTACAGAATGAATTGAACCTTGTATCGTTGATACCGGGCCAGCTTGCAACATCAACGGTAACAGGTACAGGAGTAGATATATCTGAATACATCGGAAAACTTAAGGTGATTCTTGATTCAGCGGCTGGTGGCTCAAGTGATACCCTAAATGTAAAACTGCAAGAAAGCGATGCGCTTTCCTCTGGTTACACTGATATTTCAGGCGCAACTTTCACCGAGGTCACAGATGCAGCGGCTGCGCTTGAGGCAATAGCGCAAGATACTCGTAATTGCAAGAAGTATCTCAGAGCAGTAGGAACAATAGCGTTTACAACTACTGGATTCAGTTTCGCAGTGCATTTTGTCGGGCAGAAACAAACTCAATAAGTTTAATAAGTTTAGGCGGGGCTGAAATGCCCCGCTTTATAAAACTATGGCATTCTGGGAAGATGATTTAGAAGAGTTCTTTCAGGACTTGAGCGTTGACGCTACTTATAATAGTGCAACCATAAAAGTCCTTTTTGATAATGTATATATTGAGACAGAAGGCGTTGAATCAAGAGAGCCTCAATGCATTTGCATGTCAAGCGATGTTTCTGGAGCGGCGCATGGTGATGAAATAATAATCAGCGGTACAACATATAAAATCAGGGGTATCCATCCTGATATTCCGTCCTTGGATGTGACAACCTTAATTTTGAGCAAGGATTAAATGGCAAATACGAGGCAATCAATAATTGATGCTATTGACACACAGCTTAAGACTATCCTGATAGCTAATGGATATGATACGGATTTAGGCAGTAACGTTTTTGAATGGCGTCAAGTGCCATTGCAAGAGTCAGAATTACCCGCATTAATTTATCGAGACGTAACTTCTGAAATTGAAATTATAGTTTTAGATAGACATACTCATATTTTGAATCTCGAAGTTGAAGTCAAAACACAACCAGGCTCAACCTCTGGTTCGTTAGCGAGAAAAATGATAGCCGATGTCATTAAGGCAATCGGTGTTGACCATACATGGGGGGCATTAGCGATCAAAACAGACCCTGTAAGTTCTGAGATAGTTTTTGAACAACATGAAAAAATAATAACAGGTGCGATAATTAATTTTGAAATTACATATCGCACTGACCTATGGAGGCTATAATGAAAGGACTGAAAATTACAGTTAATGATGCATCCGAAACGAAAATTGTCAAAGCAGAAAAGAAAAAAGAAGAGTTTAAGAAACAAGATAAAGGGGGTAAGGAATAATGTTAACAACACGGAGAGTAATAGCAGCAAAAATTGAGGTAACGGAGGGCACCGGAGAAACATTAACAGATAGCGAAGGGGGAATTCTCGTTATTGACCCAAAAGTTGATGTCGATATAAAGATGAATCCACGGAATCCCGTCATGGCAACTCTCAGCAAGTTTGCTGATATTGCAGGGTCACAGCTTGCAAGGATAACATTCAGAGCAGAACTTAAAGGCGTTGGCTCTGCGTATGCAGCAGCCAATCTACCAGCCCTAAGTCCATATCTCAGAGCATGTGGATTCGCCGAAACACTTGATGTAACAGTCGATGCCGAGACCGTAACATATCAGCCTGCATCTACTGGAGTACCAACTATAACTATAGGTGCATACGAAGATGGTGTCATCAAACGTATTATAGGTGCCCGGGGAAATGTAAAATTTGCAGGCGTTGCAGGTGAGGTTGTATATGCTGATTTTGATTTCCTGGGTGTATGGGATGGCGCTACAGACGGCGCTTTGCTTGCGCCTACCTATGAGAGCACTATTCCGCCGACTTTTTTATCAGCTAATTTTTCAGTAGCTGCCTATGCCGCAATAATCAATAGTTTCAATGTTGATATGGCAAATGAGCTGAAACTCAGGGAAGATGCCAATAAATCTACTGGATATATATCCACCGTAATTACCGGCAGAGACCCTAACGGAACTTTTGACCCTGAAATGGTGACTGTAGCTGCATATGATTGGTACGGAAAATGGAAAGCCGGAACTACAGGAGCATTAAATGTCGGGAGTGTAGGAGCTACACAATACAACAAATTCAAAATCACAGCCCCGAAACTTCTACCTCGTAAGGTTTCGGATAGTGATAGAGAAGGCATAGTAGTTGCAGAAAATGCTTTTCAGCTTGCTATGGACAGTGGAGATGATGAGATTGTAATTCTATTCGATTAATGGAGGAGAATACATGAGCGAATACAAATATGAGATAGGTGATAAGACCTATATTCAAAAACCGCTTGTCTGGGGACAAATAACTCAGTTGACGACCCTCCTTCAGGATATAGAGATACCAGAAGATATTAATGTGCAGAGTATGGTATTAATACTTGGCGGTAAATTGCCTCAAGCCCTTTCCATTTGCCTCACCGAGGAAGGTAAATCTCCCAGGGACAAGGACATTCAAAAATTGGCTTCTGAAATAGAATATGAGATTGAGGCAGAGACAACTATCGAGGTGATAGAGGATTTTTTCGACTGCAACCCGGTAGCTTCGATTTTGGAGAAGTTAAGCGGGATGATAAGGAAAATCACAGAGAGCATCAGCAAGGCTGGATTGAAGAAATCTGTGTCATCCTCACAGGCGGAGACATCACCAAAAGAGATAAAATCCTCTGGGGATATACCCCCGAAGACTGCGAACCCTACCTAAAACATAGGAATAGGGAAATTATGTTTCGGGAGGCCGTCATGGCTTTTCTTGGGGTCAAAGATACAGAAGGAAAAAATCAATCTAAACCTAAAAACCAGAATGTAGGACAGTATTGTAAAGGCAACAGCCTTACAGAATGCAGCCAATATTTTGGAGAAGCCCTATTGAAGCGGGTCTGCGCCACCTGCCCGACTTAAAGAGAGGTTGAGAAATTAAGAGGTTGAGAAGTTAAGAAATAAATAAGGCGTAAAATAATGCCACAAAATGAAATTAAAATAATTTTAAAGGCTCTTGGCAGTAAGCAGGTTCAAGGCGAACTTAATAAAGTCAAAGGGGCTTTTGGGAAGCTCAGGGATTCATCAAAGAGATTAAAGGATTCTCTTTTTACGCTTAAGGGGGCTTTTTTTGCTTTAGGCGCCGGGGTTGTAGCAAGGCAATTTGTCTCTACAGTCACTCAATTTGAGAGTGCCATGACAAATGTAGCGACTCTTGTCGATACCTCTGTCGTGAATATGCAGAGGTTTAGCAAAGAAGTTATCTCGATGTCCACCCGCGTGAATAAGTCTGCTAAGGATTTAGCAGACGGTCTCTATCAGGTCATCTCTGCAGGGGTAGATGCAAGTGAAGCTCTGGTCGTATTGGAAGTATCAGCTAAGGCAGCTAAGGCCGGGCTTACTACTACTGAGCAGGCAGTTCTTACAATAACAAAAGCTCTGAATATTTACAATTTAAATGCCAGTGATGCCAGCTATGTATCTGATCTTCTGTTTAAAACGATTGAAAAGGGTCAGACGACTTTTCCACAACTTGCTACTCAGATAGGTAGAATTCTGCCTTTTGCGAAAAACCTCGGCGTAAGTATGGAAGATGCCCTGTCTGTGTTCGCCGGCATGACAACAATCCTTGGTACCACTGAACAGGCAGCCACAGCTCTGGAAGCAACTTTTAGGGCGTTTATCACCAGTGGTCAAAAGTTCAGGGATGCAGGGCTTGATATAAATAAAATTCTTGCTGAAGAAGGCATGGTTGGTGCATTAAAAGCTCTTAAGCAGTTGACAGGAGGTAACGCCGAGTCATTAAGAAAACTGGGGATTGAAACTGAGGCTCTACGAGGTATTTTAGGTCTATTCGGAGGCAAGTTGGAGGATGTTGTAGATAATTTAGAAGAAATGGAAAAAGCATCAGGGGCTACTGAGGCAGCATTTAAAAAACAGATGGATACTGCACAGTCCTCTATGGATGCTGTTAATTTGGCGTTTCAAGAACTTGCATTAACTATGAGTGGAGAAGGATTGCCTGCGATAAAAAATATATCCAAAGCAATAGTATGGGCAATGAAAGCATTTATAGGGTTTGGTAAGGCTATTGGTGAAGGTACATATTTTGTAACTAAAGCATTTGGAATTATTTTAAGAAGGGTTAACCTTGTAATAAATGCTTTTATGGATTGGGCTAAAATTGCCTATAATGTTGCCAAGATAGTTACAGATGCCTTAACTTTCAACTGGGAGGGCGTGAAAAAATCATGGAATGCCGCTCAAACAAATTTCAGAAATGCTGGTATACGCATAGCAAAGGCTCTAACTGATCCTATACAGGCTGAAATAGATGCCCTTAAAAACTTATGGGCTGATTTTACAACACCAGAAGCTCTTCCAACAAAAAGAGGGAAACCTGCACTTAAAAAAACACCTCCCCCAAAAAAAGAAAAACCATACTTGGGGCTCACCCCAGAGGAAAGAAAAAAGAGACTTGCAGCTATCAAAAAATATTATGCTGATTGGGCTGCAATGAAGGCTAACCTTACAGATAAGCTCAAACAATTAACTCTGTCTGAGACTAATTATGCCAAATGGAAGTTGAATGAATTTGTAAAAAAGAATGAAGCCGCTTATGGAGATATGTTATGGTTCAGGGAATACGTTAAAGCCGAGAAAATAAAAATCATCAGAGAAGAGGTTGAGGCCGAAAAGCAAGCAGCCGAAGAATCAGCAGAAGCATACAAACAATCATTACAGCAACAGTATGAACATGGTAGCACAGTATATGAATCTCTATCAGCAAAGTTTAAATTGATGACTGATGAAATGGATAGTGATATTAAAATCACTACTGATTTCATTGTCGATTCATTCAAGAAGATGGAACAAACTTTTTCAGATGTTTTTTATGATGCCATGACCGGCAAACTCAAAAGTTTACAGGATTATTGGAGGGCTTTTTCTCAGGCGGTTATGCGTATGTTGTCACAAATGATAGCAAAAGCATTAATAGCAAAAGCAGTAGGGGCATTAGGTGGAGGCATTTTCCATCAGGGCGGCGTGGTGATGCATCAAGGCGGAATGGTGCCTAAATTCGTGCCTCGCTTCCATACTGGAGGGCTTGCAGGTGATGAGCGGATGATTATTGCACAGACCGGCGAAGGGGTGCTTTCGAGACGTGGAATGCAAGCGCTTGGAGATTTAAATAAAGGAAATGCCGGACGTTCCTCACCGCCGGTAATTGTCAATATGAATGTTTCAGCGATGGACGCTTCATCCTTTGGACAATTCACAATGCAAAATAAAGAAGCACTGGCAGAAGCATTAGGAGCAGCTATGGCAGATAATAATCCGATCAGAAGGAGTAGATAATGGCTGTATGGCCGGACATTCAAAACCCATCATTTCCAATTCTAAAGATTCCTGAATTTTCTACAAATATAATCTCTTATGGAAATTCAGTGGAACAAAGGATTGCACAATGGGCAGGGGTAAGACATCAATTCAGGTTGTCTTTTCAAACGTTATCACAAGCTGATGCAGATACAATAAGGAAGTTTTTCATATTAAGAAAAGGGGCATATGAATCATTCTATTGGCCAAATCCTGAAGAGGCTTCGGGCTCTCCTGAGTGGCAAGCTTCATCTCCATATGAGCTTAATGATATTATAAGGCCCATAACTGCAAATGGCCGGTCTTATATTGCCACAGTTGCAGGCACATCAGCCGCTTCAGAACCAACATGGCCAACAACAGAGGGCGGAACTGTAGTTGATGGAGGGGTAACTTGGCAGGAAAATAGCTATAAGGTTCGTTTCAAAACAGACCTTATTAATTTCGATTATTTTTCATTTCAACTATATGACCTCAATGAAGTCTCATTCGTAGAGGTGGCATAATGGCTATAGATTTTACACCTACAAAATTAACGCTTACCGAGATATATGAGATTACTTTTGCAGATGGCGCAATAGCATATTTCACTTCCCATGATAAGGATATTATCTATGACGCTAACACGTACCAGGCAATTCCGATTACACGGGGGCCAGTCAGATACCACACAAACTTACAGGTCGATAAAGTAGATATTTCTTTTGGACTTGTGGGAGTAAAAATCGGGACAAAGCAGTTATCTATTCCTGAAGTTATCAGACGTGATTTTATCCGCAACGCCCACGTTAAAATATACATCATAGATTATATTACCCTCACTGACACCAAATTAATATTTGAGGGCTGGGTAACAGGGAAAATTTCCCACAACGCAGGTATTATTACTGTAGGCGTTGGATCGTTACTCGATAAACTCAAAGAGAAATTCCCCAAATTGATATATTCTGAATTCTGCAATCATCAATTGTATAACTCATATTGTGGACTGACAAAAGCCAATTATCTCGTGCAAGATAGTGCAGCTACAAATAGCGATAGGCAAAACATCTATTCAACTGTATTCGCTTTCTCTACTCAAGCTGAGGGCTATTGGGATAAAGGCGAACTCAAAATGACATCTGGCAATAATAACGGGGTTTCTCGTTCTATTCTCAAACACTATGATGGCCATATTAAATTGACTCTGCCTTTTTCCGAGGACATTCAAATTGCAGATACATTTGACGTTTGGCCTGGCTGTGATAAATCCGGTCAGACATGTGATGAGAAATTCAGTAATTATAACAATTTTTTTGGCTTTGAATATATTCCGAAACCGGAGGTGTTGATACCATGACAGATAAAGAAATCATAAAGGAATGCCAATCATGGAAGGGCACAAAGTGGGGACACAATGTGGCCCTGAAGGGGTACAAGACCGATTGTATACAATTTATAGTTGCTGTATATATCAATCTTGGATTATTACCAAAGAATTTCAAGACCATAAAATACAATCGGGACTGGGCTTTGCATAATGCCGCGAGTGTGCTCATAAAAACAATACGGATTTATTGTAATGAAATAACATTTGACAAAATCAAGACTGGAGATATATTAATTTTTAAATACGGAAAATGTGCGTCTCATGGCGGAATATATATTGGCAATAATATGTTTTATCAATCCCTTATTCGTCAAGGGGTTGTGGAATCAAATCTGAAAGATTATAGAAGTAAGTTTGTTTCGGCTTGGAGATTAAAAAATGGCTAATGCAGGGCAGGTTGTAACAGGCATTATTGGTGGAGTTATAGGGTTTATAGTAGCGGGTCCTGCAGGGGCATTATACGGGGCCGGTATAGGGCTTTCTATCGGTGCTGCTCTTTATCCGCCGGATATAGAAATCGAAACTCCTACCCCGATGGATTTACAACTTCAATCTTCGCAATATGGAAAAACAATCCCCGTATTGTATGGTACAAGAAAAATAGCTGGTAATCTTATTTGGTATGGCAATTTTCAGACCATTGAGAATACTGAGGAGGTAGGGGGAAAGGGCGGAGACCCTGTGACTTATACTAATTATACCTATTCAGTATCTCTCGCTATAGGCTTGTGTATGGGGCCAGCGACTGTTGTCAGGGCATGGGCTGGTAAAAAACTAATCCCAAGCCTTGCATACCGTATTTATGAGGGAGATCAGGTAGCAGCGGACTCACATATTGCGTCTTTTGTTTCAAGAGCTCCGGTATGGAAAAATCTTTGTTATGTTGTCTTGGAGAATTACCCACTTGGTGCATCACCATATATCCCTAATTTTACGTTCGAGGTTACTACTGCCCTAACTGTGCCTGTGGGTGCTCCAATAACTGCATATATAGGATTTTCAGATCATATATTTGCTATGGCTTTAGATGATGATTATCTCTATGTTTTAACGTATTACGATAACAAAGTTGTGAAATTCAATCGCAGTGACGGCAGCATAGTTTTAACTTTTATCACCGAACAATCGAGTTATGCGACAGGCGCTTATTCTGTTGATGGAGAAGATATCGCAGTTGATGATAACTATGTTTATATAGGATTAACAACGTTGTCCCAAGTGTGTAGTCTGCCGAACGCTTTCCCCCCAAAAATGAATAGTGCAGTTATAGAAAAATATGATAAAAACACAGGTGTTTTTGTGAGTGCTTTCAGCACTTTTGAGGATCAAACTTTTGGATGTCCCTATCAATTTTCTAATCAATTTCTTTACACAGCCGGCTCAGTACAGGAGCATATATGGCTTAATCCTTTTGAAGGGAATAATGCCACACAGGGAGGCATTGCTATATCAGAAGGAATAGTCTATTTTACTGCAAAATATACAAAACGGACACAGTTAACAACAGGGGCTGAAGATTGGGGCCCATTGGAGGTAAAATATCGTATTTATAAAAATCTAATACCATTAAATGTAGAGCAAACACCTTTAGGCAGAATAGCGATAGACAACAATAATGATTTGTTGTTCATAACAACGTATAACGAAGGGGATATAAATTCAGGACGAGTTGGGATATATAGTAAAACAAGTGGTTTGTTTAAAAACGAGATTGCAGTTGGGAAAGAGGTGATGGATGTTGATATTGATGATTTTAACTTTGTTTATATAACCTCGGGATTCTGGGATAAATTTCAAATATTAACAAAGCAGGGAAGAATAATACAGGAAGTTGGTACAAAAGTAAAGTCTGTTGCCGCTGATAGGTTGGGATATGCGAGAGTAGAATTTACAACAGGATATTTATCGGACACGGCCTATATATCCCCCAGCACAGGTATAGGAGAAGACGCTTTCCCTTCTGATGTATCAAAAAGTATCTTGACCAATGACCTGTACGGACTGGGCCTTGATGAATCATACCTTGATTTAACCGTGTTTGATGAAACCAGAACCCATAATGAAACCAATGACCTAAAGGTTTCTATGAAATTTAACAGGCAAATTAGTGTCCTTGATGCCCTTCAATACATTTTACAACATCATGATGGTTTTATAACTTATATGGATGGGCTGATTGCCCATCGGCAGCTTAAAAGCGAAACTTCAACAGGAGCCTTAAGTTCAGCTAATAATGATTTTGTTCAACAAAAGAAACAATTCCCTATCCAGATGTCTAAACAGGGCAGTAGGGATTACAACAATAAAATACGAGTAGAATATACAAAGCGAAAAAACGATTATGCAATCGGTACTGCTATAGCTGATGATATTGTCGATATTGATAAATACGGCACGAAAGATGTAGCGGTGAAATTGGATGGTCTGACAACGTTTACAAGAGCAGCCAAGATGGCAAATTTATTACTACGGAAAAGTTTATCAAGTCCCGAAAACCTATCGTTTAAACTCGGCGTTAAAAATCTTACTATCAAGCCTGGTGAGGTCTGGGATATAACAGATGGAAACCTTGAGCTTATTGCCCTACCTGCAAGAATTTCGGCTATTAGGGAAGGGAAGGATTATATCATTGAGGTTGAATCTATTGAGGAAAAAGATATATACGATTACATAACATATGGTGATGATACATCAGACCCCCCTGATCTGCCGGTTTTAACTGATGACCCAGGAAATGTCGTAAGACCTCTCATTATTGAATTGCCGGCATTGTACTCCGGCGATATCAACAAAATTGCAGTCAGCTATTCCAGGTCGGCTGAGGAGTCCTGGGCAGGTGCTTCGTTATATCAGGCGTACAGCGCAGGCGGCAGCTACACAAAAATAGAATCCAAGGCGTGGTCGGGAATTACAGGGGATGTCATTGCGCTTGGGAATGATGGGCTTGCTCAGGGAATTTCATATTCTCATTACATAGATATTGAATTAGATAGCGATGCAGGGTTATCGTCTGCAACTGATTTTGATGATTTAATTACAACGGCAGGGAAAAATCTAATTATAATCAGTACTTCATCAGGCAATAAATTTATTAGGTTTCAAGATGCTGATTTAATTGGCACACGGCAATGGAGACTGTCTGGTTTGATATATGATACCGTTGGATTCCCAGAATTAAATACCTATGGCGATGTGACAATTGATGACGATGTTGCTTTTCATGAAAATGCTCCATTTATTATTAATATATTAGATGCTGATAGAGGCAAAACGTTATTTTTTAAAGTTCCCTCATTTAATTTTGCAGGGGAGGAGCAGAGTCTTGCAGATGTAGATTATATCTCAGAATATATAGATGCCCTTGACGATAAGCCACTTGAGATTGCTAATATGCAAATTAATTCTATTGGGGTTGATGGTGATGATGAAATCACTATCCCTGCCGGCGATATTGCGCTTGAATGGATAACACGGAATAGATATAATACTGGAGGCTATAATTATGAGAGGACTGATACGATAATTGATGATAGCGATTTTCAGGATTTTGTGATTGAAATATATAATGGAGCGAATCTTTTGAGAACTATAACGCAGACGGCAAAATCATATACTTATACTACAGCTCAACAGACAACAGACGGCGGCCCCTATAACCAATATGATTTTAAGATAAAAGTTAACACAATTTCATTGACAAGTGATATTAAAATTATTACTGTTAATACAGTATAGGAGGAAATATGGCTTTCACAACAAATTACAATTTACCGGATATGCCCACAGGCGCAGTAGATTGGCCAGCACTATTTAACGATTTTGTAAATAAGATAGAAGCCGGCAGAACAATTAAAATAACCGCAGGTGAAGCACTTACCGCAGGACAGCCTTTTAAAATTTCCTCAGATACAAAAGCTTACAAAGCAATCAATACTGATATATGCGCCGGTATTGTAAAATCCGATATTGCGCTTGATGCAGAAGGATTTGGTTATACTGGGAAGGGCAATATTATTACTACAGGGGCTGGCTGGACTGTAGGTGGATTAATCTATGTGGGCACTACAGCAGGCACTCTCACACAAACCGAGCCTATATCAACGACTATAGGAGTTGCTCCTATTGCTATTGCCAAAACTGCTACAAGCATCATGCTTCTTTCCGGTACAATTTCCAACACCACGGGTCTTCTTTTTTCGGCAGCTCTCCCCGCTCATTATGAAAGAGACCAAAAATGGCAAATTAAAGGATACACTGTAAAAGGCTCAATCACCGCCTTTGCTGACTCAACAACAGCCCCTGGAGTGGATACAACTGTGACCTCAGCATCTCATGGATTATCCAATGGAGAGGTAGTAGTGATAACAGGCACTACGAGTTATAACGGGACATGGACTATCGAAAATGTAACAACTGATACATTTGATATAATTATTGCCTTTGTAGCTGATGATGCCACAGGGACATGGCAAAAAGAGCCTGCCAGGAGATATACCCTTTTATCACCCAACCGACTGACAGTTAATATTGACGATTTGGGCTATGCATTACTAATTCAATCGGAAATTGACTTATCAGCGGCGGCAAGTTGGGATACTCAGAGTCCAATTGATTATACTACTGGAGCTAATGTAGTTAGCACCCCTGCATTTACAGGTTCGGGGCTTGATGATATGAGTCTCGGGGCTGATACCAATTACGCAGGACCTGACATTAAAAATTACAGGGTTGAAATATATGCCACAGGCACGCCTGATACGTTCAAATGGTCAAATGATGGCGGTTCTACGTGGGAGGCTACCGGTGTTGCTATTACAGGCTCTGCTCAGCTTCTTGAAAATAGGATATATGTTACCTTTGCGGCTACTACAGGGCATACGGTAGGGGATTACTGGGATGAGACCGCTACCCCTGGGAGGGCAGGAAAATCGTTCTATATTTATGCGTGTCAGCCTTCATCCGGCTTAACTCCAGTTTTTGTAATTAGCGCTAATAGCACTGTTCCGAGCGGATATACTGCTGATAATTCAAGAAAAATAGGATGCTTCAATTGTGAATGTGCTGATGTAGGCACAATTTCAGGGCATTCACTTGATGGGTTTGTAGCAGGGGATATCTTACCTGCTTCAATTGCAGACCTAAAACATAGACCAAAAGAGCGGTGGAATGAGGGAATGGTTTACGATGAGTCTACCCAACTATGGGTTGATATATACTTAGCCTCCGGGACTGGGAGTTCTGCAGAATCTGTATATAATGGGACTATTACGGATTCCAGAAACTGGATGGATGTTGTAGATGATGGGGCTGCGGTTAAGAAAAGAATGCTCAGGGATAGGGAGTTTCAGATTGCCGCTACGGGCAGTAATGAGGAGACAAACATTAATGGCTCAGCCGACGCTGTAACAACCGGAGGTCATTCTGATACGGCTGGAAGGCGTATGGTCAGCAATATTGGCTGTGAAGACTGCTGCGGGGTGATGTGGCAGTGGCTGGATGAGCAGTCTTTTAGGGTTGAGAGTGATCATAGTCATACTGAGAACCAGGAAGCGTCGTATACCCAAAGTGTGCAAACCGAATCGAAGGATTTAGCTGCGTGGGGCTGGTACAATCTTCCAGGAAGTAAAGGAAGGTTATATCGTCAGGGCGCTTACGGTGATGTGAAGCTGCTGGCGGGTGCGAATTGGAGTAATAGTTCGAATTCCGGCTCGCGGGCTCGTTATGCGTATAGCTATCGCTGGTTTGCGGATACGGCTGTCAGCGGTCGGTTCGCGGCGGATACAGGACTTAGAGTTAAACTCCTGGCTGGGTCTATTAGCCTTGCCTAAAAGGCAAAACGGAGGGATTGGGTGATTAGTAGCTATGGCGAACGTCATCCAATTTAAAGAAAATGAAAAGACATGGAAATTTATTTGACAGGATTGTTGAGATGGATAATTTAAGACTGGCATATAAAAATGCTAAGAGAGGAAAATCTTGGCAAAGATTCGAAAGAGCTTATTGGACAAATCATTTCATACATCGATTAAGAAAATTGATAGATATTATACTTTTTATTAGAGAGGAGGCATGAAATGAGAGGATTTCCTAAATACATAAACACTAAGGAAGATGTAGCTATTTTGCAGAATGGGACGGTTGAATTAGGCAATAAAAAGAACTACCCCTCTGAAATGGCTGAATATACTCGCAAGATGCAAGAAGAAAGGTTCTGTTGGCAGGTAGTAAAAGAGCTTGCCAAAGATAAAATCGGGATTGAAGATAAAACACATCAGATAACCACAGAAGAGATGGAAGATGGACAGGCTAAACGGTTGCAGGTGCAGTTAGTTGAGGACAAAAACGCAAAGTTCTTTAGACTATCATTGATAGATACAGCTAAGGATGCTAAAGATGCCACTGACGGAAGCTGAGACAAAACAAATAATCCAGGAATACATGAACTCTAAAGTTGTCTATCGAGACAATTGCAAAGAGCGACATAAGGGGGTTGACAAATTGGAAAAGAAAGTCGATAGTATTTCCAATAGGCTATGGTTGATATTAATAGGATTGCTAAGCAATTCAATTGCCTTAATTTTATTTTTAGCAACAAGATGAAAATTTTAAAAATAGAAAATTTGGAAGTTATTGAGGCTGTAAATATTATCTATCAACTTGACGTAGGTTATAAAGGCTCTATGATAGCACCTTTTAAATTTAAAGATCTATCGAGAGCTATCAAGGAAGAAGAACAAAAAACAAGAGACCAAAGGAGAAAGAATGAAAAAGTTAATTCTTAGTTTAATATTATTTTCAATGCTATTTGTAACACCGGCTTTTGCAGCAGATGTTTCGTTGTCATGGGATGCACCAACCACGAATGAGGATGGAACACCACTTACTGACCTTGCAGGGTATACGGTCTACTACGGCATAGAATCAGCTAATTATACCGAAAACATTGATGTGGGCAATGTACTGACTTACACCGTTACAAATCTATCAGACGGCACTTATTATTTTGCTGTCACTGCTTATGATACATCAGGGAATGAAAGTGATTATTCCAATGAAGTTAATGAGTCTATAGTAATTGCGCCTGCTGCCCCAGTACTACGAAATGCAGAGATAGTGGCAGTAATAAAAGATGGTCAGTTAGTAAATATCTACGTTAGGAATATAGATGATAATTAAACCTGATAGCGCAGAACCAGAATTAATAGATATGTGTCAGGATTGTAAATTATGGGAGTTATGCAAATATAGTTTCATGAATATTAACAAAAACATAGAGATCGTAGTGAGACAATGTAATGAAGACTATCAAAAAGGGAAACAATGAGAACTCAATGTAGATGTGGCTGTGGAATAAATAACTTACACCCTCGGCTCTCAGAAATGCTTAGTATGGCTAAAAAACGCTATATTGAACTATACAATGAGTCTATTGAATTTAGTTCAGTCTGTAGGTGTCCGGCATGGAATAAAAAAGTTGGAGGAAGTCGGACATCATCTCATTTGACTACTAAGAAAAAACAATGCCTTGCAGCCGATGTAGTTTGTAAAACTTCCAGAAAACGTTATAGATTAATGGCGGTATTACATGAAGTGGGGTTCAGGCGTTTTGGGGTGGCAAGTACCTTTCTCCATGCAGATATAGATGATAAGAAAGCTTCTCCAATAATTTTTGTATATTAGGAGGGTAATATGTTAGGTGTTTTTTCACTCATAAAAACAGTAATTAGTGGTGTTACTGGTTATGTAGAGAAAAAGCAGGAACTTAAAAGAGCAGTTATAGATAATAAAATTTTTCTTGCCCGAAACAAACAATCGCATAATCAAGACTGGGAAATGAAAAGCCTTGAAAACGCTGGCTGGAAAGATGAAGTATTATTTCTTTCCATTATCGGCATGTTTATATGGGCTGGGTTCGATCCGGATGGCGCAAGAGAATATTTCGAGAATCTAAAAGTTTTACCTGAATGGTTTGTTAAAATATTCATGTGGTTAGTGGCGTCTATTTTAGGAGTTAAAAAAATAGGAGACTATCTTCCTTCACTTGTAAAAAGCGTAAAATCAGCCATTAAACAATGACCATACTACAAACCATAGGCTTAATAATAGTAATCCCATGCATAGGATTAGTTTGCTATCTCATATGCAAACGATTGTATCAGGTAGGTTTTGGTGATGGCACAGAATATTATCAGAATATATGGCACAAAGAACGATTGCGTTTAGAAGTAGAACTCCGCAGAATCAAGAAAAAACACAATTTAAATCCTCATCCTTGTATTGGTTGTAATCAGGGATGGGCTACAGATAACAGTGACAAGCAAAAAAAAATCTTGTAGTGACAACTGTAGAATATTAATGAATTATTTACATCAGCCCCCTGTAAAAAATACTTTTGTACCTACAAAACACCCCTAATAAAATAATTTTGTTCCCCCTCAAAATAATCCTTGACATTCAGCCTCAACGTGTGTATGATGTATGTATGAATCAGACGTTGTGCAGACAGAATTAAAACGTTTGATTGATGAAATATCTTCAGGAGTTTACATGGACCATACAATGACTGTAATGACATCAACCAGAGATATGACATGGGCAACACCTCAGAAATGGTTTGACTATCTTAACCTTGAGTTTAAGTTTACGCTTGATCCTTGCTGTGTAGCACAGACAGCAAAGTGCAAAAAATATTTTACCCCTGAGTCTGACGGACTTAAGCAAAGTTGGGCTGCAGAACGTGTGTTTATGAACCCGCCATACGGTAAGGAGATACCTAAATGGATGAAAAAAGCATATGAATCGGCAAGGGATGAGGGGGCTCTTGTTGTCTGTTTAGTTCCTGCCAGGGTAGATACTGAATGGTGGCATAGATATGCTGCTAAAGCAACAGACATTAGATTCCCGATAGGACGATTAAAATTTGCAGGTGCGGAACATGCAGCCCCTTTTCCGGTGGCAATAGTGATATTCCGGCCTAAAATATAACGCAAAGCTCACGGGCAAGTGCCTGTAAAAGTTTAACATGGAAAAGAAACGTTTGCATACTAAAAACACAGCAAGTCAGAAAAGAGACTTGCGGTACTTGTCACGTGCAGTGATAGGTTATACGTTTTTTAATTGGAGAGAATAATGAGGATATTGAAAAATCAAACAGTATATCAATGTGAATATTGCAATAAACGACTTTTGTCAAGGAATGGAGCAAAATTACATGAAGAGAAATATTGTGGGCATATAGATTCACCACACCAGAAAAATATAGCCAAGAAAAAAAGAGAATGCGCACATAAAAATACTGAGACTCAATATTCTTATATTCCCGGGGAAGCAGTAAAGGAACCTAATCATAAATTATGTATTGACTGCAATTCTGTCGTATAACGTAAAGATGAGGGGTGCAGACCTGTAAAGGTATTGAAGGCATGAATGACGATTTGAAAAACATGCAACATTCAAAAGGCGAAAAAGAGCCCGCTGGTCTGCATCCCTCTCCAGCGCTTTGTTATATTTTGACATTTGAAAGGAGAAGAATATATGGCAATAAAATGTGTAGCTAATTTACCTGTAAATATATCTGACAATGAAGTACCCTCAGGGACATAGGCGAGATAGTAAAAAGTATGGAAGAGTTGTACATAAACTTTGATACATTTGCAATAAGTGGGCACGCTCTCTTTTTGAAAGGACAAAAAGATATGCTTGGACAAATCATAAGGTATCTACGGAGAATATAAACGGAATCAATATAGCATGGCAATAAGGTTAAATCAAATAAGACACAAATACTCTGCAAAAAGAGTTGAACTTGATGGTATTAAATTTGCCTCCAAGAAAGAGGCAAAATATTATAAAGATTTATTATTAAGGCAAGCAAATGGTGAGATTATATTTTTTCTGAGACAAACCTTTTTTCACCTGCCGGGTGGAGTTAAATATGTTTGTGATTTTATGGAATTTCACAAAGACGGCACTGTGCACTTCGTGGATACAAAAGGATTTGATACTCCTACGGGAAAAACGAAACGCAGGTTGACAGAAAGTATATATCCAATAAAAATAGAATTAACTTAAAAATTTAGGCTATGGAGACAGGCAGGTGGCGGGCTAAAGTTAGGTAGAAAGATAGTGGACATAAGCTTTTACAAACCTTTAGTTGCGCACTGCCATTAACAATAATGGAGGTTAAATGTTCAACCTATTCAACAGCAAAGAGAAACAGTTACAGAAGAAGATTGAAGAGCAGGATAAGGTTATAGAGCGCTTGAATAAACAAATGGTGAATCTTGCAAATCATCTTATAACTACATTGCCGGATAAGTCAATCGTAGCGGTATCTGACACTAAGTTTGACCGGCCGTTTGAATTACCGTTCTGGATGAAGGGGGATTAATGATACGCTGGAACTTTTGGGTAGAAGAAATATACAAACACAAAGTGAAGCGCCGGGCTGCAAAATTAGGCTTAAAAACTTCGCAGTTGTTACGGAAAATAATTCGGGAGTATTTCAAGGGAAAATAAAGGTCTTGACAAAAATAAAAAGGAATGGTATAATTTTGGTATGAGTAAGGGTAGCTTGCTTATAAATCAAAATACTTTGAGAGGCGTACAAGAATCCTGCAACCCTTGTAGGATAATGAAGGCTACCCCTTCGTCTTGTACGTCTCTTTTTGTATTTCCAAAGGATACCAGTCTTAACCGTTTTCTATCTGGTGCGCTCTGTAAAGAGAAAATGAAAGCCGAGACAAGCGAATATTCCCCCACAGCTAACGCTCTCTTAAAGTGGGAGTGGGTTGACTCTACTAACCGGTGTATAACCATTGCTGAAACAGGCTATAACCCCCCAGCATGTCGGAACAAGAGAATCAGCACACTTATAGTTAACAACGATCTTAGCTTAAAATCAAAAAATCTGAACTTGCTCTTTCAAGGGACCGGTTTGTCTGTTTGATTGTTCCTGTATATTAAGTTAAGTAATTTAGTTAATACTATAATTGTAAGAATTCAGTAAAGAGGGGGGGTTGTTAAAAAAAACATACACACGTTACCATTTACCAAAAGCACAGTTACTATTAGAGCAAAGAGAGGGAGAAATAATGCTATTAAAATGGAGTCTGATAGTTTTCAATGTTACAATTTGGAGTTATATTATAATTCAAACAGCTAAAATTTTTCTGAATTAAAAGGAGACTAAACCATGTGGTTCCTAATAGATGGCAATAGAGATATTAAGGCAGGTGTAGATGGATAAAAAATATAAATGTAGAACATGTAAGGATTTAGGCTATTACGGGGATAATGGCCCAGGCATAACCAGTGATTTGTTATCTGCTACGCTGACAGAGTTTTGTCAGAGATTTCAGGAATTGTTGAGTTTGAAACTAAACAAAAGGGAGGATTAATGCAGAAAAATAATACACGAAAATGGTTTTATATCGGGAAATGGTATCTATTTATTACGCTGAGGAAGCCTAAAGTTTATTTATCGAGGATGCCGGTTAGATATAAGAAAATTAAGTTAAAGGGGGAATAATGTCAGAAATAGTTAAATATCAAACATCAGGGGGCGAGATAACATTATCGCCTGCAATCATCAAGAAGTATCTTGTGTCAGGACAAGGGAGGGTAACGGATCAGGAGTGCATGATGTTTCTTGCACTCTGCAAATATCAGAAACTTAATCCGTTTTTGAGAGAAGTCTATCTCATTAAATATGGTAATGAAGCAGCTACGATGGTAACAGGCAAAGAGACATTTCTAAAAAGAGCGGCCAAAAACGAGAAATATGCCGGGCATAAAACAGGAATAAGTGCGGATAGTAAAATAGCATGGGCAGAAGTTTATTGTCATGGGTATCAGGTACCTATCCGGTGTGAGGTTGATTATGCAGAATATGTCGGGAGAAAAAAAGATGGCACGCCAAATCGCATGTGGAAAGAAAAACCCCGGACGATGCTGAAAAAAGTGGCTTTGCTTCAAAGTTTGCGAGAAGCTTTCCCTCAAGATTTTGGGGGCATGTATTCCCAGGAAGAAATCAATACCATAACAGAGCCATTACCAGTTGGTACTGTAGACATTGAATCAACAGAACCAATTGAAACAGGTGAAGGGGTGGAGACCACACAAAAGCCATTATCAGAAGAACAGACAAAACTATGGACTTGCCTTGTTAAATTCTGTGATGGAAGTAAGCCTGAAATCGCTCAGGAACTAAAAGCCCGCACTGCCTTTACCGTGACTAAGGGTAAGGACAAAGGGAAGCAGATAGACGGCAAGGACTCATTGTATGACGTTTCTGATAGCCAAGCACAAACAGTTAGGCATCAGATTGAGAATGAACTTAAAAAAAAGGAGCCTGAATCATCAAAAGAAGAGCCGGAGACTAACAAATGTCTCTCATGCGATAGATTCAGTGGCTGTCAGATGTTACAAAATCCTTCCCAAGTTAAAATATGTAAGGGGCCGTTTGCAGAAACGCAACAAGAGGCGTTTTAATGCCTGAATTTAAATTTGCAGAGGATACTCATACGTATACATTGGACGGTGTAGTTTTACCGTCAATTACAACTGTTCTCCCATATTCCTCATATGGAGATAACACAGAGGCAATGGAGAGGGGTAAAGCAGTGCATAGGGCCTGTTATCTTGCCAATATAGGTAAGTCGGACATTGAGATAATGACGGACACTGAACTGGCGATATGGTTTCAAAACGACAACTTCGAGAATTATTTATGGGCTTATAGGGATTTTCTTGACTCAGGCTCAATTGAAGGGTGTATCGATATCAAAAGTGGCAGTCCGCATCCGACAACGCCGTTACAATTAGCTGCCCAGAATTTACTGGTAAAAGAAGCAATATTAGAGATAAAAATACCTATCTTTGAAACGCCGCTATATCATCAGACATATAAATTTGCTGGAACTCCTGATATTGTTACAAACGTAGATAGGGTATATGCCCTATATCTCAAGGACAATGGAAAGTTTAAGCTCGAAGACCACACAAAAGACCTGCGTAAGAATACGCAGATTTTTTTATCATTTTTGACATGCCATCGCTGGCAGAAGGAGCACAATTTATGAAAGATGTAAAAAAAGAAATTGAAAGTAATATTATAAAATCAACAGAGCAAACAATAGCCCTGAAAGTAATAGACAATATTACTTATGTAAAGGCCGGGGAATTTTTGGTATCCCTAAAGAGTCTTGAAAAAAAAATTAAGGGATATTTCGGGCCTATTAAGAAAAAAGCCCATGAAGCATGGAAAGGAATTTGTGTCCTCGAAAATGAAGAATTAGGCAAGATTCAACCCGCCCTCAAACACCTCAATGAGGAAATGACAATGTGGAATATTTTGCAAGAGGAAAAAAGGAGGATGGAAGAGGACCGTCTCCGCCGTGAAGTTGAGAAATCAGCGGAAGAAAAGCGGCTGGCTGCAGCCATAGAAGCTGAGAAATCAGGCAACAAAAAAGAGGCAGAGGAAATTTTGGACGAGCCTATTTTTGTACCGCCTCCGATTGTGTCTAAAACAGTCCCAAAAATAGTCGGACAGTCCATGGCCACTACTTACAAATGGCGTCTTCTCGACATAGAAAAAGTTCCCCGGCAATATTTAATAATTGACGAAAAGGCTATAAATGTAGTGGTCGGGGCGTTGAAAGGGAAAACAAGGATTGAGGGGATAGAAGTATACGCTGTATCATCAATGCGAGGTGTAAGGCAATGATGCCCGAAAAAGGGACTGCAGGTAGTGAGGAAAAAATTGAAACATCAATGGAACAGATACAGGCCATGTCGGATGAGGAGCATAGCGAGCTAACAAGGAATGTTGAAAAGATGAAATTACAGGATTCCACTGCACAGGCTGAGAAAGACCGGCAGAAAAAAGAAGAGGAAGACCGGCTGGTCAATGACCGAGCCGAAAAGCTGGATGATAAAATAAAGGAGGTTATATGAAAAACAAGGAAGTAATTGAGGCACTAAAAAGAGCGTGCCCTGCTTATGAAGTAGCGCCATGTGATTGTGGAGAAAGCGGCTGTGATTGTAAAAATATTGATGACGCCCAAACAATGGCGAGATGGCAAGAGAGAATGAGCATTGCAGATAGCATAGGCAAACTCATTAAGGAGTATTCAACACAAGATTAACCGAATTGCAGCTATGGTTCGTACCTTGACGACCTGCTCAAAGCTGCGCTCAGGATTAAGAAGAAATGATATTCAAAAATCCCGTTAAGGGGGAAATAAAACTTTCAACTCTTGACATGGAATTGCTGGTTGGGCAATTCCTGAATCCAAGGATTAATCTAATAATCCCTAATGTCAGTTGGGGGTTTTGCATACACGAATGTGATCTATTATGCGTAACGAAAAATAGGTATTTGTGGGAAGTGGAGATAAAAATTTCCAAATCCGATCTCATTAAGGATAAGGGAAAACGGCACAATCATAAAAATAACAAAATTAAACGTTTATATTTTGCTATTCCAGATTATTTGCAGTCTGAAATCGAGCATATTCCTGAACCGGCAGGAATTATTGTGGTCAATACCCAAAACGAATATCTTTATGTGAAAAAAATTAGAGAGGCAAAGCAATGTGGACAATATAGGATCACCGAAAGGGAATATATCAAACTCATGCATCTCGGTGCGATGAGAATTTGGGGATTGAAGGCGAAATTACAGAGATTAATAGAGGGGGTTAAGAAATGAAATATACCCTTTTAGACCTCTTTATGATCCGGAAAGAGCTTGACCAGGCCATTCCGCCGGCATATACGGAATGGATAGGGGAAAAATTATTAACCATATTGGAGGGGAAAAATGGCGTCCAAGAATAGCATTATTGAGGTAGCAAAGACGAAGAGAGAAGAAAAATATATCACGCCAGAAGACGTGGTCGATGCTCTTAATAAGGGTCGGGTTACAATTGAATTAATACG